TACTTCAGTAAGCTATTTAAGAATAGCTAACTAAATGGGGATAGTAGACACGCTTTTAGCTATCGATACTTCGATTCACGCTAATTTTAACGACTCAACGGTAACAGCTGAAGAGAAGGAAAACATAAGAAGCATAAGTAGACATATCTACAAGCTCATAGGCAAGTACGATATTGAGAAAAGCGAGAGGTTACTCGATGCAATGGACTAATGAAATTGAAATTACGCTTGGTAAAGTCCCTTCGCTCAATGCTTTTTACTCGTCTAGACATTGGTCGTATCGCAAACAGCAGAAGGATAAGTGGAAAAGAGAAATTGAAGCGGAACTCAATCGCTTCGATGTTGTTTCTTATCGAGCTGCTAAAATTCATATTAGGTGCAATTATCGTTATGATCTCGATAATTCTATTATGGTGTCAAAATTTACTTGCGATAGTTTGGTCGATCTTGGATTTCTGCCTAACGACTCCCCTAAGTATATTGGAGAAGTTAAACTCGTATTTGATAGCTCGCTTACAAAAGATACTGCAATAGTAAAAATATATCTACGCTAGTTTCCCTTTGTAGATAGTTGGTTAGATTGCCCCACTTCGGTGGGGCTTTCTTTTTTATTAACTTTTTTTTGTGAATTACCAAAGTTTTTATATTATTGTCCTGTCTAACCAACTAAAATTAAAATGAAAGACCAACTACTAGAGCTTTACGAAGCTAGAATTGATGCGCTCGAACTAGAGCTAGAACTAACTCGCTTATGGATCTACCGACACACGGAGGTACACAGTGCTTGGAGTTCAAACTTTACTCAGGATTCTATTGATTACTTTATTGCTGAGCAAAAAAGCGAAGCCAAATGAGACTTTCCGTCGAGATCATTGAAATAATGGTCGCAGATAGTGGCGCACTTTCCGTTTGGCATTTGCTAACCGATCAGGGCTTTCAAGAGGAAGCCAATTACGTAGAAACAAAATACTTTGAAATTTAATTTAGCTATATATGAAAACAGCAACCATTAAGGACGTAATGTTCGAAACAACTTGGAACGACTTTAAAATCTATAAACTCCATTTAGATAATGGACAGTCGGGGAGTATCCTAACAAAGACTTGGGAACCGCAATCGGGGGAGGAATTTACCTATACCTACGACGTAGAGAAGTCTAGATTTAAAAGAGTAAACCCTAACGGCAATTACTCGGGAGGAAATAGCTCGTATAAGCCTTCAGGGGGTGGAACTTCTAAGGACAAATTAATCGTACGTCAGGTGGCACTAAAAGCCGCAGTCGATTTCTCTAATGGTATGAATCTAAAAGCCTCGCAGGTATTGCAAGTGGCTGAGATCTTCAACGATTGGGTAAACCAACAGCCTAAGACAGAAGAGCAACAGCCTACCCCTGCCCCTGCGGCAGCAAGGGAGCAAGAGGACGACCTACCGTTCTAAATAAATTTTAAAGAGGTCGGGAAAATAACCCGACCTTTTTTTATATTACGGTATGGAAGAACTAGAAAGATTTTTACAAGAGTCGCTTTGGCGAAAAGATATGGCTTACAAAGAACTCGCATCGGATTACTTCCGATTACAAATAGAGTATAGTGAGATGCGTGAGCAGTACGAAATGATGCTAAGACGACTTGAGCTATTAGATGAGGGAAACGACAATGAAGAATACGATTAATTTCAGCAAATTACACGAAGATTTATTAGCTGTACGAGAGGGAAGGGTAAAGGAAGGATATAAGTTCGGCCACGAGGCAATTGATCAGTTCCTGAGATTCAAACCCAAAAACTTTAACATAATACTAGGCCACGCTAACACGGGGAAAACTAGCCTAACGATTTATTTAATGTTATTGCTATCTATGAAGCACGGCATTAAGTGGTTGATATACTCAAGCGAGAACGAGCCGTATAGTATTATGAAAAAATTACTTGAGTATTATAATGGTCAGGTATTAGAAAAGATGTCGATGACGACATTTGAAACTAGCCTAATGTACTTGCAGCAGTTTTTTACGATAATGGATATTAGCGAACTGTTGACTTATAAATCGCTATTGGAAAGAGCGCAAGAGATTCACGACGAATGGCCGTATCAAGGCTTTCTTATAGATCCTTATAACTCACTAGCAAAAGATAAGGAAGCATTATCGGGATTAACGGGCCACGACTACGACTATTTAGCAGCCTCACAGATGCGACAATTTTGCTCTAAGAATAACGTAAGCGTTTGGCTGAATACCCACGCAGTTACTGAAGCTCTAAGAAGAGTAAATAAGAAAGGACAGCTATACGAGGGCTTCCCTTCCCCACCTATGGCGGCAGATTCTGAGGGCGGGGGAAAGTGGGTCAACCGTGCTTCGGATTTTATGGTAATACACCGTTACTCGCAGCACCCGACGGATTGGATGTATTCCCACCTTCACGTTAGGAAGGTAAAGGAGATGGAAACGGGAGGAAGGCCCACGCCTATGGACGAGCCTATTGTATTGCGTAGCCTGATAGGAAACGTAGGGTTTACTATTGGCGGGGTTGACTTAGTTAAGCAGCTACGAGGAAAGGAGGAACAGCTAACAATATGAGCCGACAGTTCGAAACTAAGAGCGACAGAGACTACCAACGGAAAGCTGTCGAGTTACTCGTAGGGGAAAGACCTCTGCGTATTGTAGATCAGGGAGCGTTAGCGAAAGCCGATTACACCATATATGAGGGAGGCAAGGCTTTAGCAGTTGTAGAGATAAAAGGAGTAAAGAAGGTAAGCTCGGTATCGGATAACCACCGCCCTTTAGTGGGGCTTAGAAAGTTGGTCGATGTGCAGGAGTTTGCGAGGCAAGCAAGAATCGAAAATGTTGTGTTTGTTTGGGCGTACTCTGACGGCATTAAATACTGCACCCTAAATGAACTAAGGGGCGAGATATACTACGGAGGTAGGAAGCCCCGAGAAGGCTCTGCTAACGATCTTGAGCTAATGTTCAGGGACACGCATACTAAATGGAATATTAAAACCTTTAACACCAACGAGGGATGAAAACAATAAATAGCTTGTCAGGAGGCAAGACTTCAAGTTATATCGCTGCAAACTATCCTGCGGACTACGATATTTTCTCATTGGTACGCATTGAAGATCAGAACTGCAAGTTCCCCGATGATAAGATTCGTAAGGAGGTAGAGGATAGAATCCAAGCCCCATTTATTGGAACGGCAGAAGATGACACTATAATCTACACTATGCTTGACCTTGAGCAGTACATAGGCAGAGCTATTACTTGGGTTACGGGCAAGACGTTTGATAATATTACAAAAAGAAAGGACAAGGTATATCTACCAAATAAGGTTCAGCGATTCTGTACTATCGAAATGAAGATAGAGCCCGTGTTTTATTGGTGGGCAGAAAATATCGGAGAACCCGTAGAGACTCGCATTGGCTTTCGAGCAAACGAAATGCGTCGAGCAAAGAATATGCTCGAGCGTTGTAACGCTGATGGCTTGAGTGAGTTTAAAGCTACCTTTTATAAGCATCCCGATGGTAGAAACAAATGGGAGAATGTCCCATATCAAAAACCTGCATTCCCTCTTATTGAGGATGGTTTATTTAAAGACACCATTGAGCAGTATTGGAAAGACAAGCCCGTACGCTTTGCTTGGATGAACAACTGCGTAGGATGCTTTCATAAGAACCCAATGTTATTAAAGAAGATGTGGGAGAAGCATCCTAATAAATTGGAGTGGTTTGCGAAGCGTGAGCGAGAAAGTATAAACGGAGCGACTTGGAGAAGTGATATAACCTATGACGAGGTTAAGGCTTGGAACTCTCAGTTCGAGCTATTCGACGATGATTTTAACGAATGTGATAGCGGCTACTGTGGATTATGAAAAAGCACACTAAAATATATTTAGACTATTTTAACTACGGCATTGAGGATTTTATACCGTGTGAAGTGTGCGGAGCTAAAGCTGTGGACATACACCATATCGAGGCACGAGGTATGGGGGGCGCAAAAAGTGCCGACACTATTGAAAACCTAATGGCCGTTTGCAGGTCGTGCCATATCAAGTATGGCGACGTACCTGATAAGAAAGAATGGCTTAAAAAAATACATTACAGATTATTATGATTATTATCGAATATCAGATTGCAATTAAGAAAATTTGGGAAAGAGCCGTTAAGGAGTTTGACG